CACCGATAATGATAACAATGGCGGCGAGGAAGATTCTCATTGTGCGTCAGGAAGTAGGTTGATCAATGTATCTTCACCGTAGAGATCTACGACCTCTTCAGTTACATCATCCCAGGTCAACTTTTCATATTCACGTTGTAACAAATCATAGCACATTTGTTCCATGTCCTTGTAATCGAGACCATCAATAATGTGCATGACATAGTTATCAACCAACTGATCAAAATCTTTTTTGTTGGGGGATTGTTCAGTCATTTTGTTAAAATCAGAAAGAGAAAGTGAACTCATTGCGATCACGTTGAGGGCGGACAAATTCGCTGGCATCATCTAACCTATCAGCAGTAAATTGTCTTGCTTCGTCATTAGTCCAGAGCAGACAACCGATGATAACGAGAAGGACGATTTTCATGATGAATGAATAGTTAGGTGATCAGGCGAAGATGTAACCAGACTCAAACTCTTCGTTCTGGAAAACATTTTGTCCGTTGATTGCGCCAACAAACTTACGAACAAACCACTTGTAATTCTTCTGGAAAACTCCTTCACCAGCGATGCAAAAATAATCGCAAAGTGCATTGAGACGAGATTTAGTGGTGTTGGACTGATAACCACCGTCAAAGATTGTCATGTCGTTATCAGAAACAACGGCGATCTTATTGCCGTGAAGACGTACAATAGACTCACCAGTTTCTTCGTTAAAGTGAACACTAGTGTTACCAGATTGCCAGTTGATGTTCTTCTGAATAGCGGCACACATTTGCTGTTCGATCTTACGCATGATGAGAGAGTTGAGTGAATGTTTGGTGGGGTTGGTTTCCCTCCCCCTGATGTCTTTATTATAGGGCATGAGGGGGGCACCACAACCACCTGTGTGCCACTAGTTCAGGTGTCACATACCATTCATGAACTCGTGAATTGCTTCATTATATTCTTCTTCAGTCTGAAATGTGCGACCGTGAATTGTATAAGGAAACTCTTTCTTAGTGAACATTTTAGACGCGACTTCGCAGTCTTTTCGATCATATCCCATCTGGACAAGATTTTCGACGTAAGGATTAGTAATGGTCATCAGTTTTCGGTAGTGATAGAGTGAATAACGAAGTTAGGATTGAGGCGCTTACATGTATCGATTGCCTCTTGTTCTGTTGCTTTGATGTAACCCAAACAGTCGTTCATAATCCAACCATTTGCGCGATGGAATTGACCGTGAAGAAGATACTTAGTCTCTTGCATGTTAGTGTTAATAACTCAGGCGAAGTTGTAGAAGTTGCTGTTACGATTGTCGCAAGATTCCCAAGTCTCATAGAACGAATCCCATGCAGTGTTGTTATCAACAAAGGAGGAAATGTTGAGCATCTCACACACCCAATCATATGCCATATCTACATCGGCATTTGTGTCATTAACGAAGGCAATCATTTGCCCCATGATGTCATCCCACTGTGCCTGTTGTTCGGAAGGGATGAGAGAGAAAATCGGAGTTGCCATGTCGTTTGCTTTGTTTTCCATAGTTGTACTATGGCATAGATTTGGGCGTTTTTCAAGGGGTGTTGTGCCAGTGCGTCAACTGGTTTTTTACCCCTTGATTTCTCTACACTTACATGTAAAGATAACCGCCTGCCCAATCAGCACGGGCGAAACATTCTTCGCGGGAGTTATCATCTAGCAGATTGAATCTGATGTGCTTAGCAGGTGCTTTCCATGATGCTGCTTTATACACATTACCAAACTTTTTCTCGATAAAAGCATGAACACTGCGCGAACCTGCACCAGTTTCCATGATAACTTTGTGATACTTTCTTCCGCTCTCAATGTAGAACTTATAGTCGGAAGATCCGCCGTTGTTTCTACCTTTGAAGTCTTGCAGCAATGCTTCACAAAGCATTTCAGAATACTTGAGAACTTGTGTGAGATTGTCCATGCGTTGTTGTTCAGTAGCAGCGAAATCAGCGAAGGATTGTTTCATAATAAGAGAGAAAATAAACGAGGGGAGGTCTCGCGTCAGGAGACACAATTACATAGACCCTCGATGTCAACCAACACACGCCATGGGCATGTACTCAGACTGAGGAAGTTTTTCGGTGTTGAAACCAGTAACCTCAGCACCCTGAGCAATACGCGAAGCAACCTCATATTTGAAGTCAGTTGCACTAATCACGCTGTAAGAACCTTTACCCTGAGAACGAAAATGAACGCGCTTGGTGAATCGTTTGACGACAACTTTCATGCCTTTGACTTCACATGCCTCAGCAACAAATGCCTCGGGGAAGTAATCAACGATGACGGCGGTGGAAGTGAGTTGCATTTGGTGCTGTTCCTTTGACTCTTATAGTATTGCACCATATGGCGCGGAAATCAACCCATAGTGGACACTTTGACCAACTGGCACACGCGGAGTTTAATTGTCTTCAACCAAGCGGGTAAGATCAGGAGCGAAAATAATCTCAACCTCACCATCTTGCGGGTCTACACCATCAACAACCCACTCTTCATAGCAGGCGATTGCATCAAACTCCCGCTTATCTTCCACGCATTTAATCATAGCGTCATAGTAAGTTTCGCCCATTGTGTCAATCATGTGCTGCTTATCGTTCAGTTCTTCGTTGTAGCAAAAGAGGTCCAATGTGGTGTCAAACATGATAATTACTCAGAAAGTGGGGATTCGCGTTTGCAATCAGCAGGATAATCTGTGAGTCCTAAGATTGCTTCAACATATGGAGGAACTTCTCTAAATTCCTCATTTTTGTCCTCATTCTCCCAAAAATCTTGCCAATCTTCGGGGGAGTCAGTTACATCTTTGATGTTGCTCATGGTAGTAATTTAACGTCGATTTCTTTCCAGTTAGGATAATGCTCCATGGCATACTTTGTCAACCTTGTGTTATGTGCTTTAATGCCCTTAGATGTTTTTGGGCGGGTGGGCATTGTTCTCAAGAATGACAATGTACCCTCATCAGTTGTTACTGAGATGGAATAAGTTGCAGTCGTTGTTTTCATTTGAGAATGTGGCGATAGTCGATAGATTTAATGCACCAACCTGATGCACAACTAATCTCATCAATTAGATCCTCCTCATCATCTGCTTCCCAAAATTGTCCCACATAAACTTCACTCAAACGCTCTTCAGTTGTAACTTGGTCAGATACACTCCAATCAGAATCATCAAGTGAACAATCGAATGAAATGTCAGTGATTTGAACTTTCATAGGTCGAAATTACCCTCCGAAGTTGTCATCCATAAAGGCAGAGTCTTGTCCGATTCCATCATCATCACCGAACATTTCACGCCAGAGATCCATCGACCCAGTTTTTTCAGCAACAATTTTGGTGTTCTCAATGAAATCATCAGTGTTAGATAGTGCGAGAATTTCTGGACCTGAGAGAGTAGAGCAGATGCGACCGTTTGGACCTTTGAAGAGCATTTGAGTTCGTTTCCTTTGACTCTTATAGAATACACGATTTTGACGCCCTTACAAGCGCCTGTGTGCCACTCTGTGGGGCGTCACATCCAAAGTGACTCCAATCCCTTACGATTGATCTGCATCGCTGTTAGTGGGCGTGTAGAGTTGATGTCAACAACTGCACCGATTTTCTTGGCATTGATTGGTGCATGGTACTGTTGTTTCTTTGTGTTGTAAAACCCCCAGATGGTGCTAACCTTATCGCCATTATTGAAACAATAACTGTTAAGATGGTCACACCAGATACTAACAACCACTGCGCTATGCTTGGCGGTTCGGTATCTAAATCCTGCGGGTGCTTCATGAATAAAATCGGGGGGAAGTTCAATCATAGTTTACCACCAACAACGCCACTATTCACGACGCGGGTGTTATCATCAAGGGTGCCATCTTGCAGGCATTTGAGATGCCAACGAGACATAGTTAGCACGCCTTCATGTGTAGCACCAGTGATAAAATGCTGACCAAGTGGATTTTTCAAAATGCTTGTGTATAATCCAAAGCGGGTCTTTTTGATGTAGAAAGCATCATCAATCCACTCAGCATCTTCAGGGATGTTCTTCTCAATGGTGCCACCAAATGAGGTGGCGAGTGTAGTTTTTTTAGTGTCAATTTCAGTCATTACCAGATCTCCGTCCATTTTTTGTGATTCACTTTAGTTATGCGACCTTCTTTGAGCATGTTGTCACAAACGTTGACAAATACTTGAAACTTTTGTTCTCGGGTGAGAGTATCTGCACCGTCACATTGTGACATGACCTTGATCATTTGTGCTTTGGAAGTAATCATCGTGCGAGATTCCAAAAACGTTGTGATGCGATTGTTGCTTGCTGTTCAATAGTTAGATCAGGATATTCTTCCTGAACTTCTTCAAACAGAGTCTCCATAATTTCTGTGTTTGTGTCACATGACATAAGTTTTTCTATCAAAATGAAATAACGAGGTGATCAGGATCAATGGTTTGACATTCGTTGTCAGTGTAATCTGTACCGATAGCAGGCACAAACTCATCACATTCTAGTGAGTAAAGTGTTACTGTCTGGCGCAGATGTTCTTCATCCATGCTCATCAACACTTCACGAAGTTCGCCGTAAGTCATGGTCATGTCCTTAAGAATAGTCCAGGGGATAACAGTCCAAGTTGCAGACATAGCATCAGAAAGGGTTACTCCAGGACTCGTATTGTTTCAGGGTGATGTCACCATTTTTGCAGAGCATGTCGGTGAAGTCACCGAACGCAATACGCTTGCGAATCTTATCACCTTTGATGGAAGGATCTGCAAGGGTTGCTACTTTCCAGTTGTAGCGGAACTGTTCGAGAACTTGTGCTTTTGTGTGGCGCATGGTGATTTCCTTTGACTCTTATAGTATGGCACCGATCAGGGTGCTTTGCAAGCGATGGTGGACACTTTGATCAACTGGCACAAGGGGCGCGGAATAAACGCGGAAAAATCGTTATTTTTATTTGCAGGCATGACCACCTGTGCCATGCCGTTGCAAATAGAATTATCAACAAAATGCAAGAGGGGGACGACCTTCGATAAAGATGGCATTGACAACATTTTGCAGACGTGTGGCGATAGCATTGCCCATCTTATATCCTGTTGGCATAGTTACAATGCCCTCAGATTTCTTGTAAAGGTGAAATGCTCCCGCAGGAATCTTGCCAGCAGCAACAGCATCACGATCATCTTTGTGAACACGGATAACACGTCCGATCGTTTGTGCCATCTCAATAATGGGAAGATTACGCAGCAGGATAGTGTGAGTCAGACCAGGAACATTGATGCCCTCGCTGAGAATAGAATAGTGGAAGATTACAAACTTTTTAGTGTCATCAGCACCCCACGATTGCAGAGTCTGGAAGAACAACTCACGACCAACTTTCTTGCCGTTGATGACAGCACCAAACTTACTGGTGATGTGCATCACGTCGTAACCTTTGTTCTTGAAATACTCAAGAATGTCAGTCTGTCCGAGCATGTTACCCAGCACTTTGCTAGATGGTGCAGACACCAGAACTTTGGGTTTCTGGAATACATCGAGTTGCTCAAACATATCCTTCAGGTTGTCAGCATCAACATCGTGTGCGTTGTGCTTAGTGCGGATGCGATTGGTCTCGAAAGGTACAACTTTAGGAGGAACGATTGCACCAGCAGCGATGAGTTCCTGAGCAGGAACATTCTCCAACACGCCACCATAAACATCAGTATTGTTCATGCCACGAGCAACACTTGTGCCACGTCCAGTTTTAGGAGTTGCAGTGAAATAGTAGCGACGTTTGGCAATCTGTGCAGTAGCATATACTGCTACAAAGAAACCACGAGCAGTGCCATTGTGTGCCTCATCGAAATAGATAGTGTCAATATCAATGCCACTATCTACAACGCGACCCAAAGAATGATAGGTGGTAAAGATAATGCAGTTCTCACCTGCTGTGCGAGCAGTGTTATTGAACAGAGCAATCTTTTCGGGTTTGGTGCTACTGAAGTGATGAGTTTCACCACTGTGAGCATGACAAACATGAACATCACGATGATGAATGTGCTCCATAAATTCTTCGCACAACTGGTTAGCGAGAAGGATACGAGGTGCCACCACAACAATAGTCTGGGGACCAGAATCACGCAGATGTTTGTAAGCATCAGCGATCATAATATAGGTCTTGCCGCCACCAGTGGGGACAATAATCTGACCAGCGTTGTTGTTCTGCATTGCTGCAAATGCGCGTTGCTGGTGAGGACGAAGGTTCATGTAATCGCTTGACTATGAATATAGTATTGCATAAAAAAAGACCCCTGTCAAGGGGTCTGTGCCACTCTGTCAGGTGTCACTCATCATCATCGTCTTCCATAAATTCCAGAGGAAGTGTACTATTTGCCTCGACTTGAGTTGTTGTTGCCATGCCATGTGCAACTTTATATGCTAAGTTCCACTCTTGCATGTAAGATCTCCACTTGGGTGTCATCTTACCAGTCTTGGTAAAGTATTTGCCTTCGATGAAATGATCGATGCAAAGAAGAGTGAATGAACGCATATTGTCTGATTGAACACTACCATTCATAGCAGCAGTTTGAACATATTCTGATGTTCCTGCTTTCATTTGAGACCACTCAAACATGAGACGATTGAGAGGATTGAGGTCATCAACTTCGTGATCCCCGTGCTCATCTTCGATCACAACTTCTTTGTAGTTAGATACTCGATAGATCGCATCTTCGAGTTTCTCTAACGACTCCTTACAACCCTTATACTTCATGTAGGACACAAGATATGCCCAGGTGAATGGATTGAAGTGAGACAGTTTGTTCTGGTTTCTGTATCCAAACTTAGAGTTTGCAAAGATACCTCTCAACCAGAGAATTGCATCATCAAGATCAGCAACCCACAGTTTGATGTTGACTACATTAGTCTTCATCTTGGTGCTGTATTTGTTAGGGAAGCACTGGATTGCAGCGTGCTGGATGGGTTCAACCTTGCGTAACTTACCATCCTTAATGCTAATGCCACGCTCAGCATATACAGCACGATAAGCACCATCAACCCTATCAGATGCGATCTCAGCATCATCAGGATTATCGTGCATCAGATACTCTCTATAGATGCTCGCCATATTGTCGTGCTTCTTATACTTAACACGAACCTTTTCAGGCATGAAGATACTAAAGTCAGACCACCAATAAGCATCACGAGTGTGTGCATTGGTCTTGAACTTTGTGCCTGCTGAGTACGTTTGTTTTGTCTCAGGATCGTAGCAATCTTTGGTTAGAATAGCACCATCAACTTCAAGGTGTGCTGATTCTAATTCCTTAAACTTTTGGCGATGTTTGGGTTTTCTTGCCCTCTCATCATGATCTCTTTGGATTGGACAAACTTGCCAATCATTGTGCCACTCGTCGATTGAAATAATTTCTTCTTCGTAAAACAGACCATCGACATTGATCCGCTTTTTAGCGTTTTCGTCCTTCATAGTTAATACCAGCGTGTGCCCGAATTAGGCGTTAATATGTCAGTCGTAGGACTAACATGTTTATGTATACAAGTATATCACGAAAGTGATGGAGAATAGGAAAACTTAATGTCTCCTTTATAATCTCGCTGTGTATGAACAGCAGCAAGTTGGAACCCTAGTTGAGGCCAAGGATTCTTAGGTGTGGGGACATTGTATATCTCTTTGAGGGCAAATCCATGCTCTCGCATATCACGAATCCTACGTTTTGTAGTGTAGTGATTGATAGTTGTGAGATACACAATGTTGTCAGCAATCACCATGCCATGTGCAAGGAATTGTTGCATCTTACTCCAAGGTGGGTTAGTGATAATCCAATCCACCTTCTTTTGGTATTGAAGGAAATCCTTTCCCTCACCAAGTTCACACCAATCTTTATCATCTCCAGGATAATTATCATAGAAAGCACCTTCACCACGACAGGGATCTAGGATCCTGCCAGTAGGATTGAAGTGCTCAATAATCTCCTTTGCCAGATACTCTGGCGTCATCACAATGTCCTTCTCAGGAGTATTTTTGGGTGGGCAAAATGCTCTCATTTGTTGAACTTACGACGGGATGAATTGATGGTGAGATTAAGAGTAGTCTTCTCGTATTGTATACCAGAAGCAAGCAATTTGTCAAGAGGTACAGAACATTGAACACGGCGTTGTTTCTTACTATCAACCTTTGGATTGATGTTAAACAACGCCTCTTCACATGACACCTGTTCTTGAAACTGATCGCGATCAGATTTAGTGCTTTTCTGTGCCTCTGGACCGTGTGGGATTGTTTTCACAAAATCCACGAAGGATTCTACCAGTTGGTAGTCCATCTTACCCCACAGTTTGCCATAGTCTTCGGGAGCAATAAAGAACTCATATTGTGTATGAAACTTCTTGCTTTTACCCTCTTGTTTATAGCAACCAACAATCAAACGATAGTATTTTCTGTGTGACATCATGCGTAACAGATCTGAGCAGCAAACAGTATTGCTACCAGTCGTTTTGATGCTGGCATCATAATCAACTTTGAGACCATTACACAGGTCAAAGGGTGAAGTATAACCGTTCTTTTTCAGTTTATCATACTCTTTCTTGGACAATTTAGTCCGATCACGGATAACAACGTCTTCAAACTTGTTGCCGTGCTGTTGAACCTCTGCCATGGATTCGATTGATTACTTTGTAAGTATAAAATAAAAAAAGCACCCTGTCAAGGGTGCTGTGCCACTTATGAAACTGGATAAACGTCCCATCCTTGTCCTTCGGGGACCATATTTTTAATGACGTGTTCAACGTTATCAATGCCGAACACGATTACCTCTTGCTGTGAATAGAAACCGTTTTTTGCTTTGGGTTTAGTCCACACAACTTTGTAACGATCGTTGTTAGTCATTCAGAGATTTCAGCGAGAACATCATAGATAGCGTCCTGTTCAGTTCCAATCACTGAGGACACCCAATCGTCTTCCTGAACTTGAACCATATCGTTCTCGTCCCAAGAGACATTGAACTCTTCATTGTACATACTGACCGAATCCATTGTTTTGTGAGATTTGTGCTGAGCGTTTCCAGTCTTTCAACTGGCGTCGTTTTGTGCGTAGTTTGTGCAGTTCTTCGTCGCTATATGCAACTTCACCGCGTTCACCTTTCTTGATTACTTTGTTCAATAGGCGGATGTCTTTGTCCAACATGATTACTATGGCATGGATTAGGGTCTTTTGGGGGAGTTGTGTGCAGGTTGTTCAACCGTCACAAGATCAGTTGTTTTTTAGGTGTGATGATGTCTGGACGGTTGAACATTTTGTTGTATTGTTCTTCCAGACCAGGGGAAAGTTTGCAGATATACATCACAAACTGTTTACTGATCGTAAGTGATTCCTCTTCAGGATCTTGAAGGGGAGCGAATGGCATGAAACCAATTTGTGTCCCTTCTTGATTAGTCGGGACTGCAACAATAGCATCAGTAAATGTGACGCTATCATCAGTCTCTTCAAGAATATCAGCGACTACATTTTCG